TTGTTGGTCGTTTGTTGGCAGTCTGTTGGTCGTTTTTGTTTTCCTTGATTTGATATTTGTTGTAATTACATATAGTTACAACGGTAAATCTGTTGGTCGATTTGCTGGTCGTTTCTCCTGTTTTTTTTAGATTTGCTAGAGATGTCCTTACTTGCCTTTCGGTTAAACCTGTTGCTTTTGCGATAGACTTTCTTCCCGTTATTAGCTGTCCCCTCTTCACGACATTACCCTGCCAAGCCCCATCCGCATGATTTGCAGAAAGTAGTAAATACATAAAAACGGAAAAAGTCTTTTGATCTGTAAACCACTCCCACTCTATTAGTTTCCTGTGAAGTTTTATGAAACCGTTGTCCATTACAACTGCTCCATCGTCCCGTCTGGGTGACAGAGGCAAAGGACAAGAGGCTTGTCTGTATACTCTTGTATGTATGCTGAGCGGTCTTTAATTTTAGCCAGCGCGTGGGCTGATTCGATCGCCAGTGCGAGAGTTAAATATTTCTTGCGGGGAATGTTGCGGTTTGTCAGAAAGACAGTGTAGAAAGGTGGTTGCATTATAGTCTCCAAAAAAGTTAAGCCAGATGCCCCAGGATGATAACGGCATCCATGGAACTCTGGCTAGACTGGTTCTAAAAACTATTTACAAGTGACGCGCCCCGTTATGGCCTGATCACTCTATGTTTAAGACACCTTCAGTATACTTGTTGTGCGGTGGAAGTCAAGACTTTGTGCTAAACTTCCAAAGATAGTTGTGAAAGCCATTATCCCCAATTCTAAAACCGTCAGGCTTTATATTAACAAACATCTCCGCATGTCTGACAAGCCGGTATGCCTGTCTATTTGTTATGTGGTATCTGTTCATTAGGCACCGCATAGTAAAAGCTTTCCCATTAAAGTGGAGAATAAAATCGATCCCTTTTTGTACACCAGAAAGCGTATTTTCCCTATTCCAACTTGTTCCCATTGCTACCTCCATTATTGATAGCTCTCAAGCTCTCTGCTGTTAAAAAAGTCTTAGTTGCTTCTGGGCTTCTTCGACACGTCGGCAACCAGCATCAAAATAGTCCTCATCAATTTCATAACAGGTGATTTTAAAGCCCACATTCAGGCAAGCTATCACGCTACTCATTGAGCCGCCGTGGGTGTCTAGGATGTGGTCGCCTTCCTTTGCATAATTCTTTAATAGCCATGTGTAGAGGTTGACTGGTTTCTGTGTTGGGTGGATCTTTCCGGAGTAATCTCGCCTCGCTAACGGGTCATAAGAAAATATCTTTACATTCGCGTCAAATGAAGTCCATGCAAGCTCCGCTTCTGCATATGTGCGGCCCTTAAACCCTGCCCCTTTATCCCACACAATGAAACAGCGTGAAGGTGGCAAAGTAAAATAGTTCCCACCCCATACAACCTGGTTACTGCTCTTTTTTAAGAGGAGGTCAAAATATGATTTTGGTGTCGGCTTACTGTCCCAACTCTTTTTTGCTAGGTTATTGTCACCTTTGTACCCGACGTTCCCGCCGTCCATACCTATCCCGTAGCAAGGGTCAACGATAGCAAGGTCAAACTGATTCTCCGTCATCTCGGCCATTGCCTCTTCACAGCAACCGCAGATTAGAGTCGCATCCCCTATCACTTCTTTTCTTATTGCCATGACGTAAGCTTTCTGCTGTTCTCTGCTACCATGCGGTTGACTATCTCAAGATACTTCTTTTTGATCGCAACGTAATCTGATACTTGATATTTAATCGGTTCGTGTGGGCCTTCCAGCCATTCGACTTTATCAACGCCGATCTTCTTCACCAGTGCAATCCGATATTCTCCGATGTTTCCAGACAACTCCAGGTTACACCGCTTGTTACATTGTTTATTGGTATTGAATTCGTTGAACGCGAGGGCTGACACGGCCCCTCTTGAACGATAGTGGCCAGCGCAATAGACAACATCCTTTGTTGTCCCGCAACTGATACAGGGCAATTTAGCGTCCCGAAGCCGTATGAACTGATTAAAGTATTTCTGCGCCAGGTTCTTCTGTGTTTTTTTGTCGTTAAGCTTGAACTCAGCCCGGTCGCGCGCAAGATCTTTCGCGGCCTTTTTGGCCTTTTTTTGTTTGTCGTATGCGATAGAGCAAAAAGTCGAACAACACGTCTGCAAAGAGTTCCAGGGTTGAAATTTATTCCCGCACGCTCTGCATTTTTTCGGCTTGAGTGGTTTAATTTTCATTACATCCTCCCTACTGGTTAAGGCCAGTGTTAAACAAGCGTCATTTCTGCACGTCTCGTTGATTGTGAAGTTCTCCATATATCTGTGCGCGTCTGTAAGCCCTTGTAGGCCATCTTTAATGACTCAGCCTTCACCGTTGCATCAAAGTAGTCTGACAGCCATTTGTCGTATTCTGGTGACGCATAGGCTTCTCGCTCTTGACCGGCTGCCGACTTCACGCCTTTAACTTCTTCGGCCTTTCTCATCTGCAACGCAATAATGGCTTTCTTCTTTTCTTTTAAATGCTCAAGGGTCGCAATAGCCTCTGGCAGTTCGGAACGGATCTTTTCAAGTTCCTCTGCGTAAAACTTTGAAGGGTCAGTCATACCGCAAACTCACAGCCGACGCAGTCCTTGCGTAGCTTCGTCTGTAGGCACAAAATACATTTTTCTTTTCTGTTGGCCTCGTGCATGTACTGCCTTTCCATCACCCTGTCGTATTTGTATGATTCCATAATTTGTGTGAGATCTGGCTGCTTCATGGGTTACTCCTCAAACTGCTAGTTGCCCCGGTCACGATGACCGGGGCGTAGCCTCCCGACTCAATCTAATGCTTGCGTTGTCAGTTGGCTGTGACTATTTAATAAGTGATTGAGACGCCTTTAACTTTACCGGCGGCGATAGCGTCAACAACTTTTCGTGCGTCCTGTTCAGAGATTACATTAGACAGAGAAACAACAATCTGGTTGTGAACTCGGTTGACAATCCGCTTGTTCTCTTCGCGCTTCAGTTTCTCTGCCAATTCTTGCGCTGCAACGGCTTCATTACGTTTGCGCTCGTCGTTCTTGGCCTTAATGACCGCCGCCGCAATGCGCTCCTCTTCGTCTTTCTTGCGCTGGATTTCTGCGAGTCGCTCACGTTCAATGCGGTCGGCCTCGGCTTGGGCATCAATAGCCGCTTGCTCAATTTTGCGCTTCTCATCTTCAATCGCTTGCAACCGGTCGGACTCGGCCTTTTCTGCTAAACGGATGCGCTCGTTTTCAGCGTCGGCAAGTTTCTGTTTCTCGGCTTCGATTGCTGCTTCCCTCGCCGCCATTTCCTGTTCTTTGCGTTCCAGCTCTGCCTGCCGTTTTTCTTGATCACGGGCCTGGTCATAGATGCCGTTGAGATAATGGGCTTCGGCCTCATCCAGGATCTTTTTAGCCGCAATATTTTCCAGCTCCTTGATCCGTTCCTGCTCGGCTTCGTACTCACTGAGAGGTTGACGGGCTTCGTCGCGGAGTGCAGCACAACGCTCCGAAATATCTTTTTTGACCGTGTTGACTGACTTGACCAGTGCCTTTGCCTCTTCGGTCAGCGTATCGGCTGCGCGTTCCATCGCGGCTTTCGCTTTGGACACTTTACCGGAGAGGGACGCAATCTCTTTACGCCCCTTGTCGGTTGACGTGTCCGGCTTGAAGTTCCTGACCTCTGCCGTGATTGCTTCCATGATCGGCTCAACACCGCCCTTGGTGTAAATGTCAACGGCCCTCATTGATTCAATTTTTGCCAAGTCAAAAGTTTTCATAGTTCCATCTCCTCAAGTTCTTTCACTAAATTAGCAACCTCAATTAAAAACATATTAGCCGCCGTCTGCATTACATCGATTAAAGCCTCGTCACGCCACACTCGCACAATAAATGATTGCAGTCGCTGCGGCATACGAGGGTCAAAGCTCATAAAATCGCACCACAATCTGCCGGAACATGCCATTTGCCACTGCACCTGTTTTACATATTCAGACGGCACAGCCTTGGCGCGGAGATACTCAATATGCGTTGCTGTGTTCGGACACTTTATCTCGACCAGTCCCTCCTCGCCGCACAATCCATCAGGAGACATGCCAGCATGATCTATAAACGGATGATCGACAAAACCGACCTGCACCACCTGAACGTCATTGATGAATCCGTAGGCAGCCCGAGCAAGAGGTTCGTTGTCCGTACCCCATTGCATGGCCCCGTTGCTGTAGGTTTCTGCAGTCAATCCGGTCAGTCGCTCAACGGCCAATTTTGCCATGAGGTTTTTGCTACCCGCACTCTGACCGCCGCTGCGCCCTTTGGACATAATATCATTTAGACTTGTGGCCCCGATTTTCCCGCGCTTGCAATCAAACCATTCCGGCTCGCCCTGGATAACGTCCGTGTAAATAGTTCCGTGTTTCATTATTTCCCCCTCTTGGTTTCGATAGCCTGACACGTAAAATTGTAATGCTCTGCCGGTAAATCTTCCAAAGCCTCAATGCTCATCTTTTTAACGTTGTTGAGGTATGTAATCAGCTTTGGCACGTCTACTTTCACGTCAAGGATAAGACCTTCAAGGTCGGCGAGTTGGCTTTCGGTGATAACGGGTCCGGATCCTGAGCCCTTTCCATCATCGTCTTGATCACTTGCGGCCAAACCTGTGGCCGACAGGAGCGTATATCGTTGCAGGTAGGTCACTGTGCTGGCAATCTGCTGGATAGCGTTCTTCTTCCCGCTGTCGTCTTTAGCCGCCGTCATGCTCACAGTTGTTGAATAGCCTCCCTCGTGTGAAAGCCTGCAAGTCACTGAGATATTGCTGTCTTGGTTGATGTCCCATGAATGAGACAGTCCGTGAAGAGAGAGAAACGGTGTGATCGTGTTGATAATGTTCCCGATTGACGAATGCTTGTAGCCGGTGAAGGTGCCATCCTTGTTCGTGTAGCCGACTGCCTTGTCCTTCAGGATGGTGATCGCCTCAGACTTGAACTTGGCAACGGCTTGGTGATAAGCCTTCTTCGCTTCGTTCTCCTCCCACCTCAACTGCAAGTCAAAGAGCTGCTGCATTTGCTCAATGCTGGCGTTCCCTTGTTGTGCTTGCTGGATTAACGTCATGGGGGTTATCGTGCTGCTGACCACCTCTGCCTCAATCATTTCCTTTTTGTCTGTCATGTCGCCCCCTTTAAAATGGTTTGTAACTCTGGCCGATTTGCAGTTTGTATAATCGTTGTAACCGCTTGAGCTCTGCCTGAGCTTTGATGATCTCGGATTTGAGCAGGAAGAATTCAGCGTCCGTCATGAATTCAGCGCCCGTCATTTCTTTTTTCATGGCGTCACCTTCTTGCTGGCCTGATACTTCTGCAACAAAATCATTGCCTTGCGATAGCCTCCCTGGATTTTTGTTATTTTGCCTGTCTCCCACTTAGACACGGATCGAGATCCGCATCCAATCTCTGCCGCGAATTCGTCCTGAGTTAAATCAAGACTTTCCCGTAACGGCTTAACCATATCCACTGTAAACTTGTTCTTCATGTTGTGCCTCCTTGAGTTTTTTCTATCTTATACTGTGCTAGAATTAAGTCAAGCATTATTATTATCTTGACATACTTTTTGGAGGTGCTATTCTGAAAACCAGAAGCAGGAATATTTAAAAACGGAGGATGACATGAAAGACATAACAAAGGACATAATCGGCTGGCTAATTCTAACCGTAATTATTGGCGCACTGGTATGGCTGGGAGGCAACGCGATATGATTAATTTTACTGAAACACTTGAAAACTACGTCGGCAACGGCGAAGAGGTTATGCTACTGGAGAAACAGGACACCATCGCTAACCTAACCGCCAGGCTTAATAACCGGCTAGGGGGATAATGTGCTAGTCGTAACGCCAAACAGGGGCAAGAAATGAAAAAAAAATACCTGGAAAACGAAGCCGACGCTATATGCTCAGAATGCAACGATAATTGCATTCCCCAGGGTATGATTGAAATTAACTCTTTTGGTTCCTGCGAGACTTGGGAAAGCCACTGCTGTGATGCGGAGGTCTTTGACATTGACGGGGGACCTTGGAAACCTGAGTACGATTAACAACTAACAGGAGATAAATTATGATTCCGGTAATGATTGGCAGCAAAGAGATGTTCGTGCGTGGCGAAGCCCAGCAGTGGACGCTTGGAAAGATAACGGACGCGGCTTGTGCAGCAAGTGCTACGCTCTCAACAACTACGCAGGCACTCTCAATCTATACGGCAAGCATCGTATAAAGGGTGCGACGGAGGCGAGTCATGACTGAAGAGGAGATCAGGAGATATAATTATTGGTATTACTTATTTTACATTATGGGAGGTAAATGATGAAGAGTTTTAACTGGACATTTTTCATATTCTGGTGTGGTTATTTTGCCATACTTGGGTGGGTACTCTACGAGCTGATTATCGGCATTAATTGAGGGGAGACATGAAGGTAACGAGGATCATAAAAATATACTGGCGCTGCCTGATACGAGGCAGGAGGAGGAAAGTATGACATTCGAAGAGTGGAAAAACGAACACCTATGCGATGACGATGTGCAGCTTATCGACTTATGTGAAGACGCCTACCAAGCCGGTGAACGTGCCAATGAGGCTCTCCTCAAAGAGAAGGATGAGGAGATAGCCGAACTGAAGGAAGACTACAAAGCAATTATGCGATGCGGTGTCGTTCCTGTT